CTAGTAAGTGAACTCATAGCCCTTCTTCGGACGATGCCACAGGATTTGCCAGTGGAAATCAATGACAATCGCGGTGGTGAATTTTACAGCCTCGAAGAAGTTGATTGCTTCACGGACGCAGATTTTGGCCCAGAAGATGATGCCGAACCCTGTGTTATGTTACAAGTGAACTACTGAAAGCACATCATGGTACAAGTAAAAAGTGGTGAATTCAAGGGTCTTATCGGCTCTTTGTTCTGCAATAACGAGTTTATTTCCATCTACGATGAAGTAACTCAAATCTGGTACACCGTGCCGGTGTCTGTTGGCTACGAGGTTCTGTAATGCTTACATTTCAGGAAATGGCAGACTTAGATCTGTGCCCGCGCCAAAAATATGGTTGGAACAAGGTTCTTGAAAAGCCTTACCCAAAACCCGAGCAAATCTCGGATCAAATCTATCGATCACTGCCCCTCCAAATGCAGGTGTACTACTCGATGGAATCTGTGAACGGCATGCGCCAGAAAATTAACAAATGACTATGATTTATTGGGATCTCGACGACGTTGCCGCTGATTTTGCCGGGGCTGTTACTCGACTCACGGGTACGCCCCATGGCATCGGCGATGTTATCTCTCTTTCCGATTGGGAAACCGTTCGGCGGGACGCGCCTCGGATCTTTCGTGATCTTGATGTAGTGGATGAGGCGCAGAACATCATCGTTGCTCTCGAGGAAGCTGGCTTCAAACAAGCCTTCCTGAGCGCACTCCCATATGATGGAAATCATCCCTGGCAATATGCTGGCATGGATAAAGTGGACTGGGTGAGGAAAAACTTCCCCTTCATGGATATCTTCTTCGGCCCATATGCTCATCAAAAACTTTTTCACGCCAAGCCCGGTGATATTCTCATCGACGATAAACTAACCAACATAACCGAGTGGGAATCCGCGGAAGGCTTTGGTCATCTTTACCGCGATCCCCAGTCATGCAAAAACTTCCTTGAGGATATTATGCCCTGGATGAAATTCCGATGAAATGCCAGCTAGTCTCAGACCTTCACCTTGAATTTGGCCCGATCGTCATCGGTAACGCCGGAGCTGATGTTCTGATCCTCTCGGGTGACATCTGTGTGGCGGATGATCTCGATCGGAACATCCCTGACTACGATCCGTACACGCCCGGGGCCATGGCCAAGCTTGGAGCTCGACAGCAAGCGGCACTCCGTTATCTAAACTTCTTCCAGCAAGTCTCTGACGACTTTGCCCATGTTATCTACGTTGCCGGGAATCACGAGTTCTACCAAGGCAAGTGGGTGAAAAGCTTGGAAATTCTGAGGGAAGTTACGGCTAGATATCCGAACATCCACTTCCTCGAGAATGATATCTTCAAGCTCGATGATGTAACTTTCGTGGGCGGCACGTTGTGGACGGATATGAACAATCATGATCCGCTCACGTTGCATGCTACAAACGACATGATGAACGACTTCCGGGTAATCAGGAACGATGAGCTTGGATTCACGAAGCTCCGGCCGACGCATACGGTTCTGCGCCACAGAAAAACTCTGGGATACATCAGCGCTGTGGTGGAAGGAAAGCACGATGAAAAGTTTGTTATGGTTGGCCATCACGCTCCTTCTCACATGAGCATCCACGAGCACTTCAAGGATCAATATCTAATGAACGGGGCTTATGCATCCGATCTGAGTGAATTTATTCTCGATCGGCCGCAAATCAAGGTAGTTACTCACGGACACATGCATGATCCCTCGGACTACATGATCGGCTCTACCCGCGTGGTCTGCAACCCAAGAGGTTATGTGGGTGAACACAGAACCACAAAATTCGACCCAAACTTTATGGTGGAAATCTAATGAAAAAAGAACGAATTCAAGCCTGGATGGACGGCGACCTAGACGACGATCAGCTAACTGAGATCGAAGTTGCCTGGCTCGAGAGTGAGGTTTCAGCCGCTGTTTCTCGAATCGTTCTACAGCGGCTTGAATCGCATACCTTTCCTGAGCATAAAACATTGCAATGAACAAAGAACTTTCCCCGGGCGACTTGGCCCATATTATCCGAAGCGTTGACGGCCTCTCGGTCGGTCGGGTGGTTCAGTGCGTGCAGGTGGATGGCGTCCACAGCCGTTACGGCACGATGTGGCTCGTGCAGGCGCAAGATGAGCTTGTCACCGAGTATGGCGGAGTTGGCCACCGGGTTCATCTTCCGGCTGACTGGCTGAAAAAGATCATGCCCCCGGCTTTGCCAGATAAAGTTCGAGAAAAGGTGCTCGAGTTCGTGGAGAAGTAAGTTTTACTTTTATACCCGGTCGTGTTATAATATCTTATCAACACGGAAATATCATGATCTCATCATACGAACGCATCTCGATCAAATTGCTCGCACACCAGCCAAAGGCAAAACAGCGCGCTTTCTACCATGATGGTAAGTACCTCTCCGGCACCAAAAGCCTACATCTCACCCCCGCAAGCCGGATGTGGCGCATGTTTTGGCGCATCAAAAGTGTTGGCCGCTAGATTCTGAACAACTTAGGAAATATCATGAAAATGCCCGCAGGTGACTACTATATTGGCGACCTTTGTTACGTTATGAAAGATGAGTGGGACGAATGCTGCAGTCTATTTTTTGACGGCCGTACGGACCACGGATGCAACGAGGGGCAGTTCACTCTAAAGGACGGTCGCCGGTTCGTTAACTTCAATACAGCTTATGGGGACGGCGAATACGAAACTACCACCATACACAAGATCGGTGTGGATTCTGGTTCTATCGGGTGCATTCTTGTGAGTGATATCCGAGGAATGGAAAGAGCCAATATTTTGAAGATGGGCATTATCTACAACTTTGAAAGCGACTTCGGAACCTCTACCGACGGCGAGAACTTACGGTTTGGCCCCGTCACAGTTTTTACCGGGAATCACGAAGAAGACGATTATTTTGACTAAAAGGAAACTATGCGATTTGATCCAAACGTGCTCCGAGTAGCATTCAAAAAACTCCACGAAAAAGCCAAAGTTCCCAGTTATGCCACGGACGGCTCGGGTGCATTTGATCTCTATGCGGCTACTGTTCAAATTAATGAGCCCAGCTTCGGGGTTCATACCTTCGGCCTGGGCTTTGCTTTGGAAATCCCCGAAGGCTATGGGATGTTTATTCTGAGCCGTTCCGGGCATGGCTTCAAGAACCAGATGAGGCTCACCAACTGTGTGGGCTTGATTGATTCGGATTACAGGGGTGAAGTGAAGGTGCAGCTGATTGTGGATACCCACCAACCAGACTTTTTACCAGACTCATCCAAGGCCATTGCACAAGGTGTGATTCTCCCGATCCCAAAAGTTGAGTTCTATACTGTGGATGAACTTTCTGAAACCGTTCGCGGCGCAGGTGGCCTCGGCTCCACGTCACTATGAAAGTAGTGCAAGGAAATCTGCTTGACATGGCAGACGCTGGTGAGTTCGACATCATCGTGCATGGCTGCAACTGTTTCAACACGATGGGGTCGGGAATCGCCAAGCAGATCAAGGAACGATACCCCAATGCTTATGCGGCTGATCAAGAAACCGACAGGGTTACTATCCATAAACTTGGGAACTTCAGTATGGCAAAAGCCAATGGGGATATTGGCTTTTTGATCGTGAATGCATACACTCAATTTGGCTACAACTCTGCTGGGAAACCGGTATTAGATCGGTTCGAGTACGAGTCCTTCCGTCTTATTCTTCGCAAACTTTCCTACCTGAATGGAAAAAGCCGGTTTGGCTTCCCCATGATCGGCATGGGATTGGCTGGCGGGCAGCCCCAGGAAATCATCAACATCCTCCAGGAATTTGCTCTGGATATAGAGGATCAGGGTGGGACGGTGACGGTGGTGGAGTACGTGTAAGTTTTACTTTTATTCTCGGGTGTGATATAATAACTTATCAACCCCAAACATAGAGAATATCATGACCCGTTTGACTAAAGCAGAAAAAACCGCCCGCGATGAATCCGAGTTGCTTGCTCGGATTGCCCAGCACGAGGCTGAGTATCCTGTGCGGCTGATGGCACTTCTGGAAGAAGCAACTCAACTGTACAACAACTTCGAACTCCGTATTATCTCCAATAACTATGTTCTCTACGATCGCAATGAGGCCACATATCACCGTCTCTCCTCCGAGTATACATTTGAAAACTTTGAAGATCTAAAAGATCTGGAGCATATTCTCTGGCGAATCCGAGAGGCCCGTGCAGAACAAGCTGTTCTCCAAAATCTTCGTGAAAATGCCATGGCCAAGCTTACGGCAGAAGAACGCAAGGCACTCGGGCTGTAAGTTTTACTTTTATCACAATCCGTGATATAATAACATATCAACAACTTAGGAATCAAAATGTCTGTTTTCGTATCTGTACAACTCGTGGCAAAATCCAAAGAAGCCAAGAAGCTCACAAACCTGGCAAACCGCGTCCCCAAGGCAAAGCGCCTTTCGCAAAAGTCGGGCAAGTGTGTTACCATCTACTCGAAGGCTGCTTGAAATGCCCAAAGTTGATTACCCACAGGAACACATCGATCTGATGGCTAGGAATGCGGCCCGGGTCGAAGAAGCAAAACAGAAGATGGGCTCGGTTTGGGTCCTTCACCCCACGAACAACACTGTGCGCAACAAAAAAGCGCCCCAGCCAATTCTCTCTAGGAAATAAATAGGAAATCCCATGGAACAACTAAACACTTTTTTGAAAACCGGCGTGGTGGAAGTTACCTTCACCAAGAAAGACGGCTCGGTTCGTGTTATGAAATGCACCAAGATTCCAGAAGTCATGGCCCCACTATTTTCCGGCGAAGGCTCGGTGACCACTCAAGTTGAAAAAGAAGGCCTCTTTAAAGTCGTGGATGTCGATGTGAGTGAATTCCGAAGTTTCAACTTCGAGCAGGTTACCAGCTACAGCTTCGAGGGCGTCACCTATAATTTGGCTCCGGTCGTCCAAAATGCTTGATGATCTGATCTCGCAATCTGTGCGTGTTTAGCTTAGAGGCCTAAAGCAGGGTACTCAGATATAGTTCCATCTTTAATTTAAAGGTAAAATGCTCGACTCATAATCGATGTTATCTCAGTTCGATTCTGGGCGGATGGACCATTTAATTTCATTCAACTTTTTGATGTTTGTTTTGTCTATAACTAACAGATTTTTTGAATGGGTATTGCGTAAACTTTCCCACAAACTATTCAGCAATTTTGGATTGATCACTGGTTCGAATCCAGTAACACGCACCAAATATAAATAACATAAATACCAAAACGATTGAGACTTTATGCTATCATTCAAAGAATTTTTCGGCCTAAACGAAGCCGACGGTCTCTGGGCTAACATCCACAAAAAGAGGGAACGAATCAAAAACGGCTCAAAGGAGACTATGCGCAAGCCTGGCTCCGAAGGCGCTCCCACGGACGCGGATCTTAAAAACTCCCAGACCAACGAGGATCGAGCAGGGCACAAAAGCCCTACCGGCGGCCTTACCCAGAAGGGCCGCGATCACTACAACCGGGAGAACGGAAGCAACCTTAAGGCCCCTGTAACCACACCCCCATCGGAATTAGATCCAGATAGCAAGGCAGCAAAACGCCGAAAAAGCTTTTGCGCAAGGATGACTGGTGTCGAGGGGCCCCTGAAAAATCCAGACGGAACCCCGACCAGAAAAAAGCTAGCATTAGATAAGTGGCGGTGTGGGTAATTTATTCTATGTGGGTAGTGGTAGCCATTTGAGCCTCTAACCTAGCCAATCTATTTTTTGCCATAGCCGCCTGGGAGTTTTTTATATGCTCTTCCGTCTTAGGTTTTCTCATTGCTTCACGATGAGCTTCTGATTTTGATTTACCTTTGCTCGCCACACTAATATTTTGGCGTGCCTGTTCTGACAGTTTTTTACCCCTTTGTGCAGCAGATATCTTTGCCCTTGTTTCTTGAGAAGGATTTTTCAATGCGGCCGCTATTTTTGCTGAGTGTTCTTCTGACCGTTTTTTACCCTTGTGTGCGGCGGATATTTTGGCGCGATGTTCAATTGAAAGGGCACGACCTTTACTTGCGGCGGATATTTTGGCGCGATGTTCAATTGAAAGGGCACGACCTTTATGTGCAGCAGATATCTTTGTCCGCGCCGCATCTGAGTGTTTGGCCCCAAGCATATCAAAGCCGGAGGATGTAGCTCTCCTTATATTATAAAACTCTGGACTAATACCAACTTCATAAAGAGCATGGAGATCAATTTCATGCAGAAGTGCATCTTTTCTGGAGCCCCAAATTTCAATAATTTGAAACTTAAAGGCGGTTGGATTCTTACGTAATTCAGCCTTGAATTGTCGATCAGTAGAAGAACTAAAATACTTCACGCCTAGGTCTAAATTTGGATCAACTTTGCTAGTACGGACACCAATATAATGCTTATTGGTCTCAAGATGAGAAATGATGTATGTATAGTGATAAAACTTTACATTCGGGGCATCGGGTACATAAATAGTTTTGTTGGTCATATAGACTCCTTAACGGGTGTTGACTAAAGGTACTGGAACCGCCAAGTTCGCGAGTACCAATTATTTATACTTCTCTGAAATTAGATTATGCTCCTATTTGAAACTTGTCTACAATCACCAAAACCAACCAAGGAATTATATTATGAATGAATTTGAACGTGATGAAGAAGCCTCCGACCTGGTGACCTATTCGGAGCTCCAGGTAAAAGCCATCCAAGGTCTTTGCAATGAACTCAGCGGCTCGATGACCCGCACCGAGGGTGAGCGTGATTTTCAGAAGGAAGCTGTTGCCGCGGTTTCCAAAGAGCACGAGATTCCGAAGGCCATGCTTAAAAAGATGGCGAGAATCTTCCACAAATCCAAGTTCAGCACCGTACAGGAGGAGAATGCCGAACTCGAGGCGACATACAAGGCGGTGTTCGGCGAGCAGGCGCTGTGATCTTCGATCATTATCTTAAAGCCCTGGCGGTGGGCGATATGGTTTACCGGGCAAAGTTAACTCATCGCCGAGGGTCACCATATATCTACATTGCGGAAGTTACTCGGATTGAGAATGGCAAGCTATATCTAGATAATTCTAAATCGCCTATCGTGTATCCGGATCGCCTTGTACTAAAGTGAGCTTTTCTGAACGAATCGTGATCTATCTGGTTCTGGTAATATGCATCGGGCCGCTTTTGCTCATTGCATTTATTCATTCCATCTCAGTGATGTGGTTCGGGGCTCTTCCGTCAACACCCACGCGAAACACCATCCAGATTTTTGCCTGGGCTGCTTTTTACGCCCCAGTGATCTATTTTACTTTTATTCGGTGATGTGATATAATAGTCCAAACCAACCAAGGGGAATACTATTCCAGTGCTTATCGACTATAGCAATGTGTTCATTGCGTCCGTGACTGCCTTCACCAACGACTTCAAAAAAGGCGAGCCCACCGAAAAGATGGGCCAAATCGCCCGCCACATTTTCCTAACTTCTCTCCTGGGCTACAAAAAGGCCTGGGGCAGCAAGTGCGGGAATCTTGTGATAGCCTGTGACGGAAAAGCCAACTGGCGCAAGACTGTTTTTCCCCAATACAAGGGTATGCGGAAAGCCAAGCGCGAGGAATCGGATACCGACTGGGGCTCTATCTTCTCCATCCTGGGAGACGTAAAACTCGAACTCGCCACGATGTTCCCCTACAAAGTTCTTCAGGACGATCAGGCCGAAGGCGACGACATCATCTTCATTCTCTCGGATTACTTCGCGGAAAATGATTTTGTACAAGACGGCCTAGAGGAATCAGCTCAGCGGGTGATGAATATCTCCTCGGATCACGACTTTCTGCAGCAGTACAAGCACAAGAACTATGCCCAATGGAGCCCCCGAGTAAAGAAGGTTGTTCCGAAACCAGTCTCAACTTTCCTGGTAGATAAGATTATTGCCGGCGATGAGGGTGATGGTGTGCCATCGGTCCTGATGCCAGATGACTTTCTGATAAACCGGGATAAGTACGGTAGAGCCATACCCGTTACCAAGAAGGTGGTTGAAAAGTTCTCGAATTTATCCATCCTGAGCGAAGCCGAACTCGCCCGCTACAAGCGGAATGAGGTTCTAATTAGCTCCGCGTTTGTTCCAACAGACTTGCGGGACCGGGTCATTGCTCAGTATAAGATGGCACCAGACAAAGCCGATCGGAATGCAATTTTTGAATATTGCATTAAACATAAGTTGCGACAGCTCACGCCCCGTGTAGCAGAATTCTAAGGAAACATTATGGCAAACATTCTCATCTCTGATATTCTCAAGGAATTGAACGAAGATATCTCTAAGATCTCGAAGTACTCTAATAACACATATCTACGGAACGTGTTCGAGCACGCTTTTATTCCAGAGAAGAAGTTTATCCTTCCAGAAGGGGTTCCACCATACAAAACACAGTTGGGACCGTCTGTGCAGCATGATCAGACTTTCTTCATGGAGGCCCGCAAATTTTACGTCTATTGCCGAGCTGACTTGAAACCAGCCAAGCGTGAAGCAATGTTCATCGGCTGTCTGGAATCTATATCCGCAGAGGAAGCAAAAGTTCTCATCGCTATCAAGGAACAGAATCTTGAAACCTTGTATCCCAACATTACAGCAGCAGCTTTGAAGGAAGTCGGCTACCTGAAATGACGGAAAAAGAAATCCGATACCACAATCTTTACATGGATGTTGCCTCTCGGGTTGCCCTAATGAGCCACGCGGTACGATCCAAGGTCGGCGCGATTTTGGTGAAAGACGGTAACATTGTGGGTCATGGCTGGAATGGGCAGCCCAAGGGGGCCGACAATTGCTGTGAAAAAACTGTTGAGCTCGAGGATGGAACTACAGTTCTTGAAACCCTTCCCACCGTTCAGCATGCCGAAGAAAATCTTCTCCTGAAAATGCTACAGGCGGGTAATTCCGCGAAGGATGGAACTTTGTATGTTACCCTACTGCCATGCATACACTGTGCAAAAATGGTATATGGCGCAGGCATAAAAAATGTTTACTATCGTCATTCATACCGGGACGAGTCGGGTGTTGAATTTTTATCTAATTTTGGTGTGGCCGTGAGCAAACTATAATGTCAATAACTGCCCTAGATTCCTTGGAGCACAAGCGATGGATTAGCTCATCGACAAAAATTGCGGCAAATCTTTCAGCGAATAATACTATGAAACAAAATCCAATTTCCTACGTTGAGACTGAGATGCCAGAGTACATCAAGTCTCAATTCTTGATGACCAACATCCAGAACAAGCGATCCGTGTTCGGGCGCAATGTCAATCTTTCACGGGGGATGCTGACGTCCGATGACATCTACGAGTTTATTCTCGAAAAGTCTCAGCTGAACCTGACGGCTACTCGGATGAGCTCACGGCTCACTGTTCTCGTGGATGCAGATGACTTTCTACTTGTGAACATTCGTACGTCCTCAACCTCGATTGACGTCACGGTAGCCGGGGACCTGCCTCTAGTAAAATCTCTCGAGACCGCTTTGACTTCATCGTTCACTGTGGTCCCATGTTCAATCGAGTGGGTTACATCCACAGATATGAATTCCGTCACCATTCCTCTTATACAACCCAAGGGCATTACCGACGAGTCATACCCCTTCATCAAAGAGGGCCTTGATCCGTTTATCGAGGCTTATCTCTCTGGGCCCGAGAACGTGCTTTTGTTGATTGGCCCACCGGGTACCGGCAAAACCAATCTTATCAAGTACATCATCTCAAAATCCAAGAAGGGCGGTATGGTCACATACGACCCCCTCATTATGTCGAAGGACGGCATCTTTGCATATTTTGCTGAATCCGAAGCAGGCACCTTGGTGTTTGAGGATGCCGACAACCTCCTGGGCTCCAGGGAAGGCGGCAATGACATGATGGTGAAGTTTCTCAACTCATCGGACGGCCTTGTTTCCTCGGCAAAAAAGAAGATTATCTTTTCCACAAACCTAGAGAATCTGGACAACGTGGACCCAGCCCTCACGAGGCGTGGTCGCTGTGCCGGAGTCGTGAAATTCCGTTCTCTTGAGCACGCAGAGATTCTAAAGTTCCTCTCGATTCACCCGGATATTCACTGGAGGCCAACTGACAACAAGCCAAAAACTCTCGCTGAGCTATACAACTTCAACGAGACCAACCGCGACACTGGCAAGAGGTCCGCGGGCTTCTACTGAGTTTTACTTTTATCCTCGGGTGTGTTATAATAACTTATGAACACAAAAACCACCACCGCCCAGAATCCGTCGGACCAAAAGTACTTTGATTATCTTGTTGAACTGCGAGATTCGGGTATCACCAACATGTTCGGCGCGGGCCCGTATTTGTACGCAGCATTTGAAGATATCACCCTGAGGGAATCTCAGGAAATCCTTACCCGCTGGATAAAGTCCTTCTAAAGTAATACTTTAGTGACTGTATAAATAGAGATGTTACATGATCTTTTGGTCGCGGGTATCGTAATTGTCTGCCTGCATTTTGTTTGTAAATACTTTTTTGAACGAGAATAATTATGGGCGGAAAAGCTAAGAGCGTATATTTGAGCGTGGTAGATCTGAAAACTCACAAAACGGTTTTTCGACGGACCTTCCACGATGCCAAGGGATACAACGAGTATCTCAAGGATCCTGTTCTCCAGGACACTTGGCCCTCCGAAAAATACTACTACGTCAAGGAGACATATTGATGTCTAAAGTTCGCGTGCTCTTGGCCCCAAATAGCATGGCCCCATCTTTCTACATGAACAACGACAACATCACTAAGTTGGTCCAAAATAATCTGGATCAATACAGCTGTTCTCGTGAGATTGATATGCACCTGGACGGCGAAAGTGCCGCCGAGGAGGTTTTTGATCTAACAAACAATCCGAACCGTCTTCGAGAACGAGAAGTTTTTTATGGCCGGGGTCGATCGGTCTCCATCGGGGACGTAGTATCGGTCGATAACGTGAACTACCTATGTGGTAGCGTAGGCTGGAAAGTAGTTCGATAGATTTACTTTTATTCCTAGATGTGATATAATAAACACATACCTACCCAGAAAGACTAAAATGTTCAATTTGAATGAAGCTCTAGAAGCAATAAAAGACAAGTCTGAGTTCTCCCACAATCAGCGGGATGGGTTTTCTGTGATCGACTACAATCTCACAATGCCCGGCACTTTTGTGGGAAAAAATGAACGCGAAACCCTTATCCTGAAAAATCTGCGCGGCACATGCTTTGATCAAGATGGCTTGATCTGCAGTCTTGCTCTGGATAAATTCCACAATCTGGGCGAATGTGAAGGTTGGCTCGAGAAAGATATTGATTTTACTGAACCATTTTCTATCCTAGAAAAGTTGGATGGGTCGATGATTCGTCTCATTGCTTTTGGTGATGGCATCGATAGTTTCGATTACCGTCTTGGAACTCGCGCGGGCATGACTGATTATTCAGATATGGCCGAACGGTTCGTGAAAAACTCACCCCTAAAGGGTTCATACGAGGCATTTTTTCTGAAGTGTCTAAAAGACAATGTTACGCCAATCTTTGAGTATACTTCACGCGAAAATCAGGTCGTGATTGACTATCCTGAAGCTGCTCTAACTCTACTTGCTGCCCGTGATAACTGGACTGGGGATTATTGTAACTATACTGAACTTGAGTTATATACGAGCGGTCTTATTCCAATTGTAAAAGAGATCCTGGATAACAAATCTACCATTCGGGAAATCGCTGCAGAAGTGAAACTGTGGGATGACGCTGAGGGCGTGGTGATAACCTTTGATAGTGGCTTCCGAGTTAAAATCAAGGCAGATCAGTACTGCTTGCTTCACCGAAGCCTTGACGTGATTCAGCACGAAAAGAACGTCCTCGAGTTGGTTCTAAATGGGACTCTGGATGATTTTCTACCCCTGGTATCCGAGGAGCGTCGGGCTCGTATGGTTGCATATCAAGCTTCGGTTTTGAAGCATTTAACCAAGCACGCTCAGATTATCTATGGGCTTTATGGCCCTGCTGTTGATGCTGGACTGCCTGACCGCGAGTATGCTTTTTGGGCCCAGGCTCACCCAGAATACACCAAGTTCCTGTTTTCTCTAAAGAACAGAGGTTCGACCGGATTCAAGGAATTCCTGATCAAGAACTGCTCGTCTTCATCCACGGTTGAATCTATCCGACAGTTCATCGGGCCAAGTTATAAGGGTTTTTAATGTTCAGGCGAATAGGATGTATAGTATATGATCAGAACGATCGAATCGTTCACTTTTCAAACAAACAAAACGATGCCATTCAATTTTGCAAAGCCCATGGCATCGGTGAAGAAAATATCAAACAGGCTTTCATCAAAAGCCCTTTCACTGAATCACCAGAGAAAATCACCCCTGGTGGCTCTGGTGTTTACGAACCCAACGATCAGGGCCTACTTGTCCAAATTACGGAAGAAGAAAATGTTAGATCTTAATACCTTCGGGAAAACTCCTGCAGCCAACTACCTGGCGCGCCGCTTGATTGAGCTTGACAGCAAAAAGCTGAGTCGGGCGTGCACGGTCCGGGTGAACGCCTTCAACACCAATGTGGCTGGCGTCGTGACCGCGGTCACGACTGAGAGCATGGAGACAAAAGTTGCGGCAAACCTGCTGCGGCTCTTGCGGGAAGAGGCCACCGGTATCAATCTACAGGTTGAGGGTGTTCACCCGGATGAGCTGATGTTTGTGGATAACCTGCTGCGGAATGTGATCATCGGCAATATCAAGAGCGCAATGCGTAAAACTTCTGTGATGCGCAAGATTGAAAATGGCTCGAAGGATATAAACACCATCACGAAAAAAGGTTCCCGCGTAGTATCTGGTCTGCATATTGTAGATGTTGATTATTACATCATGGGCCATCACGCTGGTTATCTTCGTTTGGATTCTAATGCGGATACCAAGCCAGGGGAATTTCCGTCAGGTGTTTTTCATCAGGTAAAACCTTCAATCGTTGGGATCGAGGACCCAACAACACCAGAATTGCTACACAAGCGCTCATTGAAACGATGCAAACGACAAGGAAAGGAATGGGCAAATGGGGTATAATTTTAAAGTAACGGGATATTACACTGTCAAGAAAGACGGAAAAATATCCATGGCCATGTGAACCAGACAAGGGCAGAATGTTTGAGTTGTACACAGACGACATTTTATGCCAGATGGAGGGCGGTAGATACGCCAAACAAACCGGGCTTGGAACATTCGGACATGTGCTGACTGACGATGAGGTTATCTTTCACCCGGAAACCGCCCATATGCGGATGCTATAAAGGATTACCATGAACGAAGAATTTGAATATGTAATTTTTGATCTGACTGAGTTACTGAAGGTGCTGCCGTTTAGGCCGATGCCATGAAGGATTTTACCGCCATCGAGCCGATGGGCATGATGAACGCCAGTTTTTTCTTTCTTACAGTCTACAGATTTTCGAGTGAGGGAGAAGTTCTCTACAACCCAACCATCGGATTTGTGGGGGTTGCGTTGGAACCTGATCCAGAAGTACATCACGCTGTTTCAATGGTCACAACAATCTACTCTGCAAATATTGATGACGCCATTTATCAAGCTATATCGACAGCATCAGCCTTGGCACCCAATTTCAAAAATGAGATTATGATTATTGAGGCCGGGGTAAAACCTATCCAGTATGCCAAGAGAGTTACGGATTTTCTAGTTTCAGAGGAGTCTGAGGAAGCAGCTCCACCCAATGAGTACATACACTAAATAAAAAGAATAGTAGTAAACTGGTTATAAGAAATGTTTGCGACACTCCGGGGCAGCGCCGGACATCTCCACCAAAAAGATATTCTGTGTCTTTTTGATGGGGATGACACAGGATCGACCGCGAAAGAAGTAAGATATATTGGCTACTCGTCAGAGATAGACGCAAAAACTAAACCAAAGTAAACGCTAACGACGCACTTTTCGCTATCGCCGCTTGAGGCTAGCTGAAGTTTTGCAGGTTGAACTTTATCACTCAATCAACCTGCCCATATTAAGGAAATTATGATCGAGCGTGCTAAATATTGGTTTGATGATAAAATAACTACAAAAGTTATACAGATGCCAGACGGGTCGGTGGGTATACATTACCATCCTAGTATCCCAAAGATTATTGTGCAACTCACAGAAACAAACCAGAAAGACGACGATGCCCACATACGATAAAAAATGTAACGAATGCGATGAGCTGTTTGAAGTTCGTTGCCGTATCGCCGAAAAAGATGAACCGAAAGAGTGCCCCCATTGCGGAGGCATGGATTCGGTTTATATGCTTTCCACCCCTGTGCTATCCCGCCACTCAGAGCGGCTTATGACACACAAAAAGGACAGCGGGTTTGGCGAAGTTCTCTCCAAGATCTCAGAGAGAAACCCGCGAACCAACCTGGAGACAGGTCGGAACACGGGTCCGACTACGATGGATTAAGCTGCCTTCAGAGATTCTCTACGGAATTCAGAATATCCCGGGGGCATGGGTATATCTTTGTCGACTATCTTTATTAGTCCATTATCACCAAAAACTCTTCTAGAATTCCCAGTTCTAAGAAATACTACAGACCAGCCGATGATACTATCAAATTTAGGATCTAGCTCCATAAACACACCCAGTTTATAGTAAAGTTTACAACGCTTTATTCCAGCTTTGCGCTGGTCTGCGGCTAGTGATATGTTTTTGGCTGCCCGAGTCCTTGATTCACTGGATCTTTTATTATTCTGGCTTATACGGACTTGTGATATATATTCTCTGGTGGCTTTATCTACCCATCCAGACTTATAGTATCTATCTAGTTCATTTCCTTCTTTGGTATAACTTACTTCTTTTTTCAATTCAGATTTATAAAGAGTCTTTACCCGAATAGGATATTGGGCCCATTTAGCATCTTTACAATTCTGACGTCTTTTTTCCATGCTCTCGATGGATCTTTCGGCCCATGGTTGTTTTCTCCCAAGAGTCGTGCTTAAATATTCCCCAGATAAAACTTTTGGGTGATTTGTTTCTACGCAATGACTAACACCCAAAATATCCACATATGAAGCTTTACCGATGAATAGTTTTTTGTTTAATAAATTAATCTCAGTTTTTAGTCTCTGATAAGTTTTAGAATTTATTTTTAAGTTATCCCGCTTAAGATTTTTGCTAGTCCAAAGATTGCACATAGACCAAAACGCATAAGCCATAGAACCCCCGTAAGCTTTCCAAAGCATTCTATGGGCCAAAAAGTGTTGTCGTGCTGTTAAGTCTATACTGTTCCAGGGGAAGTATTTAACATTGATAAACATAGGAAACAAATCCTTCGCTTTTGGGCAAATGTGATGTTTCTCAGTATACTTTGCCCCATCATTAGAACAAGATTGGATAAACTTCCAGTAGCGCTTTAGATAGTGTGGGTTGTGAGGCTTTGATTCCAGAACGGAATAAATATCAGTGTTGGTCATATGACTCCTAAGAACGGTTGACTAAAGGTACTAGAGACGGCTAATCTCGTGAGTACCGCTTATTTATATTAGTTTCTTTCTGATCCAATCTCATCATATCTTGATTCTGCTATTAGAAACTCTTTTACCAATCCTGATCTAACAATATCTTCCATTGTGAAATTTACACATCTAAATGATGGAATCATTTTTGAAATAGCAATAAATTTACCAAGACCAGATTCGTCATTCTTACGATATAGCAAATCCGTTTGCTTCGTGTCTCCACAAATAAAATACTTGCAGTTGTTACCAGCCCTGGTTATACAACTAGAAATCTCTGCCCAATTTAGATTTTGCGCTTCTTCAACAATCACGATGCAGTCCTTGAAGGTAACACCGCGGATGAACGAAGTCGAGATAAACTCGATGATACCCGATTCCTTTAGCTTCTCGTACTGCCCATGGCGCGTGAAGATATCATCGCAGAGCTGTTTGTACGGCATCTCATAGATGGCAATCTTCTCTTCTACCGTGCCAGGGAGATGTCCTATTTCACGAAGCGGTGCTGTTGATCGAATGATGATCAACTTTTTGAACTGAGATTCTCCGGATAGAATTTCCTGGAGGGCGAGATACATAGCAAGGAAAGTTTTTCCGGTTCCAGCCGAGCCGGTCAATACGATCGAGTTACCGTCCTGGTAGGATTCAAATACTCTTTCTTGGGAATAATTTTTGGGATGTATATTTTTCAAATCATGTGTCGTAAACTTCTTCTTCGGGGTCTCATATAGAACCACAGCGTTTGTGGTTTTTCTCACAGTCTCCTCGTAGTGATCATACCGAGTGCGCTTACTGAATGTTTGAGATTTTCTTGCCATTGAAATTACCTTTGTTGTTAAACGAACCGACTAAAAACTATCACCCTTTCAAAATTTTAATTGAGTGGCTGTAGCGGGACTGCCGATCGGCAAGTCCGTGCTGCCCCCCGTTGATTCTCCTGGTAAGAAGAACCATATCCGAGATGGCATTGAGTTTGTTTTTGTTCCAGAACCAGAGAGCAGACTGCAGAGCCATATTAGGTTCGGCCACGGTTTCTGGGTTGGCCAGTAGGCGCTCATCTTGAAAAAGATCTTCGCTGCAGGTCCGGTAGTTTGCTTTGCCGGTGAGCTGGATGATGCCCCGACCTCGGAACTTCCAACCGTCCCCGGAGGCTTCGTTGCCGTTGGACATGCGGTTGGCATACACGCGGTTGGCAATCTTTTCTGGTCTCCGAGCATAGGCGGGAGCTGTGGATTCATCAAAATACTTCCGGAAGGTCTTGAGAAGGCCTTGGGTGGAGTAGTTTAGGTTCTCTGAGCGCACACTGAAGTCGTTGGATTCATGGCCGCACTGGGCAATGAATCTGGCAATCTCCTCGGGCGTGTCGACTCCGAATTTTGGAAGATAAGTATTTAGGAGAACCGTCCATTGAATCACATCATCACAGCGCGGCAGCATGTTCTGTAGCTGTTCAAATTTAATTTCCATAGAGCCCTCGTATTATGATTCCTAAGGTATTTATACATCACGAAATAGAGGCGATCGAGCAGATCAACTCACCCACTGGGCGGCTATACGCGACCCCGGGCGGCAAGAAGTATCCATCTGTAACAACCGTGCTTGGCATCGAGTCGCTCAAGTTCATTACCGAATGGAGAAACCGAGTCGGGCATGCTGTGGCCGATGAGATTAGCCGAAAAGCTGCGGCCCGCGGAACCATGGTGCATGAGGCTTGTGAAGATTACATCATGGGAAAAGAACACACCTGGGGAATGTTTGACGCAAACAACAAAGCCATGTTCGAGTATCTCCTGCCCACGATAGAATCGGTAGAGGAAGTTCATGCTATGGAGACCCGGTTGTACTCGGATATTCTGGGGACTGCCGGTACCGTGGATTTGATCTGCAGAATTGACGGCGATATGACGATCCTAGATTGGAAAACCAGCGGTCGCTATAAATCGAGGGACGACATTCATTCCTACTTCAAGCAATGCGCTTTTTATGCCACCGCGTTCTGGGAGCGCACAGGTCTGGCGGTGCCGAATATCACGATCGCTATGGCCGTAGAGGATTATGGACCCGTTATCTTCAAGGAGAAGGTACGAGATTGGGTGCCGGAATTTATCGAAACCAGAAAGGCCTTCAGGGCCCTGAAAGGATACTAAATGGATCCAGAAAGTTTTGTTATTTTGAGGAGATAATTATGGCAGATCCAGAAAAGTTATCCTATCTCTGCCCCTGGTGCATGCAGTTTATCTTGAAGGTAGATTTCAAAAACCACCAAGCCGGGCAGCATCGGAACACGCCCGGGCTCGAGATTGAGCCCGAGTCGTTAGAAGATATTGAGCGGCGGTTCTTCTACCTGGGGATGTGGGAAGAGAAGTAAGTTTACTTTTATTCCTGGGCGTGTTATAATAACTTATCAACACGGAAACATCATGAAATCACAACACAACAGCGCCTTAGTAAACCGTCTCTATGTCAAGCTCGCGGCCCTGGAGCAAGAGCTCATCATAAACCAGAATGCCCTGGGCAACGCCATGATCCGCGAAGATGCGGATGCATGCACCGAGCTCCGTGGTGTCTCCATGGATATTCGTGAAGAATACCAAGCGATCAGTCTTCGTCTCAACGAAATGGCATAATCAAAATGTTCACCAGCAACCTTACCCAAGAATTCCAAGAAACCGTCAACGCGCTCACCGACTCCACGCACGCAGTTTATGGCAGTCATGCCTTTGCTGCCGGATATCTCGGGACCCTGTCTGTGAGGATGTTCGAGATGCTCTCAAAAAAGCAAAAGCAGGATTTTCTCGATACGATGGGGAAAACCAAAGACTGGTATGTTAAGCGGGCCCGGGAACTGGAAGAAGAAGATACTATGTGAATTGATGGTGTTATCAAACAACTCTCATCAGAAATCTCTTCTATCAATATTCAACTTTTTGATCTGGAAAAGCAATGACTGATTTTATGTATGTCGTAGCCACGGTTTTTGTCTTTGCCGTCATCGGTGTGATGATGGCTCTGGGGATGTAATGAGCAATTACTTTCCCACTCTGAATGCCGCTCTGGAATCCGAAGGCTTGCTTGATGCATGGAAAATCCACTTTGCGCCCATCAGCTATGGTGAAACCGTCTCCTGGACGTGGGATGATGGTAGCCGTCACGGGCATTATATTTCAATCTATCGTAACAACGGAGGCCTCTATGAGCGCCCATGCCATTACAAGCGCTGATCGGAAACCACTGACGGCCGACCAGGTGTGGAACAGTGATGAAATTATGGCTTGGAATGGTACGGCCGAAATTGGCTTGTCCATGGATGCCATAATGGGTATTGTGAGGGCAGTCGAAAGCGTGCACGGCATTAAGGATTCAGATACTCAGTGGGTGGCTGAAACATGATCCCTGATCCAAAAGATGCCCTGGGCAACCCCATAGTTCTTGGGGCAAAGTACGGAACCGTCTCTAAGTACGACGGCACCAACACCGTCGTTGTGGGGATCGCAGAGAAAATCACAGAGGCTGGCAATGTAACATTGCACATCACCAAGCGTCTGGCTGAGGGGAGGGGTGGAATGGTCGATCGCACAAGTTCCACGTACTGGGGCGACAAACCAAAAAGAACGGTCTCTCACAAACCTTACTTTCTTTTCCCTGTGGAGGAACAAGTTATTACTTTTAACAGTATACTTTTACCCCGAGTCATGATATAATAACTTATCAACTCAGGAAACACCGTGGATAAAATCATCGAATACCCAGAAGCCTACGCGGCCGCGACCCGCCGGAATATCATCCGGAATGCTGCTACTACGTTTCTCAGAACCGTGGCTGACGCGGGTGATCTGGTGGCATATATGCATGATGCTGAGTACCGCGGTGATTCCTTCATGGCATCTCTGGCCGCCGCTTACGCCAACTACGGCAAGCTCACGGAAAAGCAATGCCAGGCAATCCGGAATTCTATCACCCGGCAAGCCGAACGCAAGGCCGCCTGGGCCGCAGAGAATGCCAAGAAAAATCTTTCCCTGGTATACCTTGGCGAAGTCGGTGCCAAAAAGTTTCCCCTCACGATCACCGTGAAAAAGATCAAGCAGATCCAAGGAGTTTCTTTCTCCTACTACGACAGCGGCGTTTCCAACCTCTACATGTGCGAAGATTCAGCCGGCAACAAGATTACCTATATCGGTAGTTCGGACATGCCCAAGGAAGGCGAGACTGCTGCTATCCTGTGTACCATCAAGGGTCACAAGGAATACAACGGGGCCAAGCAGACCGCTATCACCCGGCCTAAAATTGTGGCCACCATCTTGAAAGAATAAAATGCTCGCCTTGTTCGGTTTCTTTGTTTGTATCGGCCTGGGTGCTCCTTGGTGGGTATTCATTATTGGCTTCCTTTGTTTGATGGCGGATTCATAATGCTCGCACTTTTCACATTTGTTTCTTTTTTGCTCCTAGCCGCTCCCTGGTGGGCATTTATCCGCCTAGTCATTTTTGCTCTTTTGGATCTTTAATATCATGAACACAGAACCAAAACATTTTGACGCTATTGGGAATGAAATCCAGCTGGGAAAAAGATACGGATATTCCCGGAATGCAAACGGCCATGACGCCCTTGGGAATGAAATCCAGCTGGAAAAAAGATACGGATATTCCCGGAATGCAAACGGCTACTCTTTTACCACCATCGGTACTGCCGACTATTGCAAGAACGGAAAGGTCCGTCTAGTGTTGTGCACAGTTAATCGGTGGCTGTATGGGGAAGCCATGCCGTCCAATGATTGCTGTCCGTCTGCGGATATTTCTATCAACTCTTTTATGGTGTTTCCTATACCATGATCTTTGGCAAAACAAAACAAGATAAGTATCTGGCCGACCAGGCTCGTATTGCACAGATGCGCGATGGTTATCGTC